TTTGGTACAAAGAAGAAGAATGAATCCATCACCATGTTATCCATGATTGGATATAGAGGTGTAGATAGACGTGCAAATGCAGTCATTTTTAAGTTGAAAGTGTCTCCTGGAAGCACTTCATCAACGTATACGGGAACTAGATAACCAGCGTCAAACGTGGTTTTGTGTACCGACTGACAGTCGAATTTGGAGCGGGGAATGTCCGCCTTTGGAATCATAGTGAACTGATGTACGTTTACTGATTTATTGCGGTGCATTTTTGCTCCTGTGTTATTGCGTGAGAAAGGTTTCCCTTTCTCTACGCTTTGGTTTTTACTTAATAATTTTTACCTGTTTCCCTAAGGATAGTAGTTTTGGTTGTTCATGTAAAGTGAACAGACCAGTATTGTCATCAAAGCTGCCGAATTCATATAAATCGAAATCGTCGCTGTGATGGTATAGCTGATTGTCATCAGCTTGACGGTTTATCTCATCCGAGAAAGACCGTATGGCGACACCAACAGATGGCACGAACATTGGTCGTGCATAAGCGTCCGCTGCGCGGTCTTTTACTGAACAGAGTACTAGAATCATGAGGTTTTCCTTAAGTGAGGGTACGTTTAAGTTTTCTTAATCTGGCTTTTACTACCTTGGCTTTTACAGCTAGTCGCTCAGGTGTGTTTTCCAGATGTTTTAGTTTAGCAGTTTTTTCTCGTTCGTATTGTATTTCGTCAAACTCATAAGGGTTTTCCTTATTGTATTTTTTATCATAGTATTTTGGCGGTTTGACTTTTTTTTCATTAAAGACAACGTAATCATGCGGATATACGTCGCTTTTATATTTTTTGAGCCATGACGTTCCGATTCCGGGTTTCAAGCTCATTTTTGCATATTCAGGTTTTCTTTGGATTATCTCTCCAGTAGTAAAGTCGACGTCTTGATAATGGGCTTCGGCTTGTTTACCCTTTACTTTTTTAAGAACATATCGAGTAACGTAGCCAATTGAGTCCCAGTTAGCGTCTCCAACGGAGGAATAACCAAATGGCCAGAGGGCTTCAAGCTCTTCGGATCTATAAAGCATAGAACCAGCGGGAGTCCTTTTCCATAATTTCTTATCATTGAAATCGTATCCGAAGATAATGGCATGGAAGTGAGGTCGGCTGAAATCGTCGCCATATTCTCCAGCCATGTAGTAGCGGATTTTGTGAGGTTGTAATTTTTTTCGAAGTCTTTTGAGGAACAGTTGAAAGTGTTCGTGGTGTAAAGATCCATCGCTTGGGAGATTGTCATCATTGTATGTGAGGGTTATAAAAGAGTTTTTTTCATGCATTTGCGCTTCATGTGTACAGCGCATAGTCCATTGACGTGCATGTTCCATACGGCAGCTATCGCATTGACCGCATGGTATTTGTATTTGACGATGACTATCGTCATCAGTTTCTTTGAACGACAAGACCCGATGGGGCTTATCGTTAGCGTGAATAGTTTGATAACCGCTTAAATAAGCGGTTATAGGAGAAGTACAGGGCATGTGAGGTGCCTAGAGGTTTTTAGAGCCTCCAGCCTCCGCGTTGCGGTGCTGATCTCATATTTGGCGCTTTTGTGCGCTTTGAATGATGTCTAAAAGTCTTAGCAGACTTTTTTTTGCTTACTCCTTTTCGATGCATGTACATATTTTCTCCTTTAGTGGTAGTTTGGTGTCACCTAGCACAGTAATATCAAGTAGTATTACTGTGCTGCAGGCTCACCGCCTGCTTTTTCTGAGGGACTCTCCAATGGAGCACTCGCCTCAGAATTTTTAACGAGGCCGAGTTTGACGGCTTCGTCTTTGTTTTCAGGATTATTCAAGAACTCAATAAGTTCTTGAGGATCATTATCGAATCGGGCCCGTAATTGGGCCGGTAAGGTCATAAATTCGCCTTCAGCGGCGATAACTTGATTAAGGGCAGCGTGATAGTCTCCGATGCCCGTAAAGTCGCCATAACGCGGCGACATTGGTTTTGTAGGTAATTGGCCAGTTATATTGAACTGGCGCAATATATTGTTGATATCCGTCTCGTCTTTGAAATGCTGCTGAGTCCGAGTAGCGTCCTCACAACGCAACCCAGACTCATCTGACGCAGCATTCGTATCGTAATTATAAGGATTACGAATAAAAGGGTTTTTCATCTTAGTCTCTTTCAAGATATTGAGTTCTATTGTAAGTAGGATTATTAATTGTAGTAGCACGACCTTTTAAATTAGATCGTAATGAAGTAGCACTATTCAGAACTTTACCAGCATCGCTGGCATAAGGTCGTAATCTTCCATAAGCAGTTTTGGCCATTTCCTCATCAGGAGAGCCAATATTGACATTTTGTTCAATATGACGGCCACGAATTTTATTGAGAACAGCTTGACTGCGTTGAGCAATAGCAGAAGCACTTGCGTGTTCAGCTTGTTCTCTTAATAACAACTCAGTAGCAACTTCGTTTTTAAACTTTTGAGAAATATTTGGCATAGCCAAAATTATTGATGCAGTTTCAGCATCAGTTTTTTTAGCTTGTTGTTCGTTTAATGTAGTACGAGCAACAGATTCAGTAGTAGATTGATCTTTTAAATCGGTTTCTGCACGATTTAGCTGCATGGCCTGAAATCCAGATGCAGCAGATGATATAGGACTTTTAAAATTAGCAGTAGATACAGAACCCATAGCACCAGTAGGTGTACCAGCACCACCTTGTGTGTAAGCCAACATGGGATTAAGACCAGCGGCTTTCATATCTTCAACCGCAGTTTGATATTGCGTTTTACGCATGCGATCCTGAAAAGCCATTTGATTAGCGGCTTGTTCAGCAGAAGCTGCATTAGATGCTTGTGCAATATCCCATTGTTTTTGATTGGTTTGTTGCTGACCAATGAAACCTAGGGCAGAACCTAGGATTCCAGAGGCAGCAGAACCAATAGAATCGAACATTCCCATATTAGAAGTGATCGATTAGACCAGGAACAGAGTACATTGGCAAAGGTCGAGCTTTCTTAACATCAAAGAAAGAATCAAAGATGAATTGTTTTCCGTTTGCTGCTGAACCAACAGCAACGACACGGTCAACAGGTGGAGTATCAGCAATGAAAGTATCATTTAGTGTTGGTAAAGAAGTGAATTTTTGGGCAAGATGCCATCCATCAATAGTGCCAGCTGCAGTAGATCTAAAGAGGCCGGAAATTCGGGAAGGATAATATCTATATTCCGCCCAACGTTCTTGGTATCCAAAGACGTCATCGTCGGTAGTGTTTCCAGTAACATAAATTTCCTTATTAAGAACGGCTTGTTCGCCTAGCATTGCAAATGCTGGGAAGTAAAAATCATAACGAGTTTCGCGATTCCACATACGTGAAATACCTTGCTGATATGTTAAATCAGCGCGAATTGATACAAGTCCAATAATTACACCGTGCTCAACAAATGATTGAGTAAAGCCATGATTATGAGCGAGGGCAGTACCCATAGAGCCAAGTGTACCGAGAGGAGTATTAGTCCCTGACGCAGCCGATGCGCTGGTTTGAGCAATGGGGTTGATGTTAATCGGTGTAGAACCTCCGCCGAGGTATTCAGGCCTTTGGAGACGCGCATCTGGTGAGATGACGCCAAAGTGTGATCTGATAATTTCGGTATATCGCGTTCCGCCACGTGCGTCCCTTTCGAGTAATTTTTGAATTTGAAATGATTGGCGCAACTGATTGATAGTTGCTGCAGTAGCCTCTGATAAATCGGCATATAAAGCATTTGTAGAAGCAAGGGTTGCAGTGCCCATTGCTACTTGGGCAGAACCATTTACTTGTAAATTTTTGTAAGTTCCAGCACCATTTAAAACTGCTATGGATGTATCACCCGCAGTTGCAGCAGAGCGAATAGGTGCCTGACTTCCTAATGGTAATGTAACGGCATCGCCTTTTTGTGGCCATGGTAGAGCTGATGTGAAATAGTCTTTGCGTTTGCCACGACGAAGTAATTCGTAATTTGCGGCTGCTGTTGTATCTGTAACATCGCCTTTATATACAAGAACAGAATCTTGTAAGTTTTCATCTCGAAACCATTCGTTCCAGATGAGATTATATCCACGAGTCCAGAATGACCCGTGAGTAATTGTTTTTGTGTTGTCCACTTGTCCAACAGTTGGCAAGCCCATATAGTCTTGCAGTGATCCAATGGCATATCCGCCAGTTGGTGAAGTTTGTTGTGGTACTACGTAATCGATTGAATCGTCTGGATTGTCTTGCTGTCCCATAAATCTTTGCCAGTTATCCCAGACTAAACGATTAGGTACGAAGAAGAAGAAAGAGTCCATCACCATGTTATCCATAATTGGATACAAAGGTGTGGATAGACGGGCAAATGCCGTCATTTTTAAGTTAAATGTGTCTCCGGGTAATACCTCGTCGACGTATACGGGAACTAGGTAACCAGCGTCAAACGTGGTTTTATGTACTGACTGACAGTCAAATTTGGAGCGGGGAATGTCCGCCTTTGGAATCATAGTGAACTGATGTACGTTTACTGATTTATTGCGGTGCATTTTT